TTCAATGATGATGCTTGCATTCATCAACTTTTTGATCACGATTCATAACTTCCACAACTCGATCGTTGTGGCCCTCAGTGACTGTCGCACGTACGCTCTGAATGTCTTGACTACCTTGTCTGACGCATTCTGGGGCCGCTACGCTAGCACGTACAGCCTGTTTTGGCCTGAGCAACTCCCCTTGTGGCATCCGCGCTGTATCGCTAGCCTAGTCTCCTCAACTACCGTTCTGGAGGATCTTCGGGCTACACTGATGCATCCCTATCCCACGCGGTTTGTTTGTGTCTACACACATGACGTCGTCACATACGCCGTCATTGCCAGTGTTTTATTTATGTGCACGCTTGGAGCTTATGTCTTGTATTCGCTCGCGTGGCGCTTCCTTGGGTTTGGTAACCCCATTGGATTCTATTGGTCCACTTTGTTCACACAGCCCTTTAAGGTGTGTGTGTCCATACTCCCCGACAGGATGCGCACTGCATTCAACAAATTGACGCTTCGTGCTCCGCGTCTCATGGACAACCATACCCATCCTGGTCAAGCTGCCCTTCGTAGCTCGGCCGTGCTTGCGCTTAGGTCGCTTGCCGACTCCGTCGGCTTGGTGCCGTACTTTGTGCAGCGCTCAAAATCGGATAACCGCAGTGGCTTGGAAGGCTGCGAGACCGTCGTTTGGGCTAAGGATGCTCACCGCAAACCAGTCGCGTTTGCACCCGAACCACACCACATGATCATGCTTGTAGACACGTCCGACCACGTGGAAGGCATGGACCTGATTTTGGCCGAAGGACAGGCAACTGCTGTCTACACCGTCGTGCCGTCGCGCGCTGCGCGGGTCTGCCAGGAATACTGCTACACTTTTGATGAGTACAACCGTCTCATCTATGAGGTTAAAGGCGGTGCGGACTATAAACAGGAAGTGTGGGATTTGGGTGGCGACATGGTCACCGCCATTGGATACAGCGCAACAGGACTGTACCGCTACAAGACTGTCTTCAACATCGATAGGAAATATGTCGATGGTGACCACCAGATCGTCCTTTTCTCTCCCTCGGCAAAGTACGCCTTCCCGTTGCTCGATATGAATCCATGGATCAATCGACCATTGAGGCGGCTCCGACCTGTGGAGGACGGCTGGGTGAGGCTACGCGTGTTAGGCAGCGCTGATAGCCCACTGATGATAAGCACCGCGCGAGCCAACGGATATTGTTGTGCCACCGTGAGTGCGGACATCGACGACGCGTTGGCCGAGACCGGTGGCCTCAACAAAAGCGCGCTCGGTGCATCAACGACCCAAACGCTCTCGAAGCTGCCTGCAGGCGACTGTGCGGTTTTGACGGCGTACCACAGAGAGATGTCGCCGGGAGCCCAGGCGACTGTATTTATGGTGGACGAATCCGTCGCCCGCTACCAGTCCAAACATACCTATGACCCGGAAGCCCCTACTTTGCTGGGCCCCTACATGCAGCCCTTTGGCCCTTTGTGTTTCCTGCCGCAGGACACTTTGGGCAATAAGGAGGTTGCCGTTGCCGCACGCGTTCAGAAGCTCGCCAGTTCCATTACTGAGCTGAGCGTCCACGTGGAGATGGCATTGAGGGAAGCCGGGAACCACATCATTAATAAGATCGGTCGCCATACCTTGTTCCCCGTTACTGAGGACGAGGTTCGCGAGAACCAACCAAGACCTTCGCAGCAGCATATCATTGATATGGGCGTGCTTGTCGCCGACCTGGCCGACTCAGAGCAACGCATTCATGCCTTTGAGAAAGCTGAGCCCGCACAGAAGGTTGCTGCACCGCGCATCATCAGCCCTGATGAGCCAGCGCATAAGGTGCTTTGGTCTAGGTTCATGATCCCGCTTCACAAGGCTTTGGTGAAGCATTTTGGTGTGGACGGAGAAGGGTGGTATGCGCCCGGAATGACGCCCAAGTCGATCGCAGCACGCGTGGCAGAAGTGTGCGCGAGAGGCCGGGCGACCATGTCCGATGGCGACAAATGGGACAGTACCATCTGCCCCGTCGAGCGAGCGTGGGAGGGGAACATTTGCTACGGGGTATTCCACCCGAGCACCCACCTCGAACTCGAGAAGGGACTCAAAGCGAGCCACTGTTGCCCTGTGGCCCTCGAAGGAGTTTTGTACGAACAATTGTGTGGGCGTGGGTCTGGATTCGCAGACACCACTGTTGGGAACACTATGTTCAACTACGGTAAGGATTATGTCGCGGCTCGTACTGAGCATACCCCATCAGGCTTTCGCGAGCCGGATGAAGCACGTGCGTTGTGTGGAATCTATATGGGGGACGACAGCCTGAGTGGGTACATTGGTACAGAGCACCTTGTAGCAACTGGG